AGGGAATCGTCGCAGATTCACCGTTCTATGGTGCTCATCTCGGACCGCATGCTTCTATAGCATTCGAGAAAATTCGCGATTTCTTCCGTGAAGACTTCGTTGTTGACATCGGTTACTCGGATGATGAATTGTCTGCCGTTTTACGCGCCCGCGGTTTGGCTGGTCTTTTTGCTGGCGAGAACATGCAAATTGATATTGAGAAACAAGACTCGAGTCATACTGCTGTTCATGTTATGGCTTTCTGCATGCTTCTTGAGTACCTTGGTCTGCCTGCCGACGTTTGCGAGGAATACTTCACCGTGCGCAGCCAATATCGCGTTTCCTCATTGGCGCCACACCTCTACTCGGGCACAATTTGCTTTAATCTGCCCTCTGGTGATCCTTTCACTCTTTTGGCCAACATCTGCCAGAATGGGATGACCTTGGCATGCACTTATAAGCATCTTCGCAATGCGGCCGGTATTATCAAAGGGGATGACACTTCGCTTTACCCGATTCAACATGAATTCCACGCGTTAGCGAGGATGGACTGCATCAGACAAGTCAAATTTACCATTGACACCGATCTTGCTTTCTACCATGCTGGACGTTTCTTTGATGGGCATCGCCTTCTCGTCGACCCTATGCGCAGTACCATGCGCCATTTGACCCGCCCTGAGGCTGAGGACGTCACTACGCGTGAGCTTTATCTAAGCCACCTCAGTCGAGCCACTGATTACACTGAGGCTGAATACTTGTGGCTTGAACACGCTGTCGCTCAACGGTACACGGATTTTGATCCTGAGCAAATTGATATCGTTATGAGATTCTCCGTATCTTTATATCGCTCAGATTTCTTCTTCCGCACGGACCGCAACAGCCGCATCAAACGTCGTCTTTACTCCGCAGCTACAGATTGTGCAAGATCCGTCGCTAGATTAGTCATACCCCGTTTGTCACGTCGTCAGCAAAATGCCTTCATCGGTCTCACCCAATCCGACCTCGCCAAGATGTTCCGTTCGTACGGTGTCCGCCCTCACATCGTCACCGATACCAACCATCAATTATCTGATGAACCTGGCGTGCATATAACGCCATCACATTGTTATTATATACCCCACCAGTTTGCTGACTATAGTAGACCTATTTAATTTCTTCAATCTCCAATTCTGACATGTCTCCTAATGTCGATCTCGCCCCTACATCTACTCCTTCTTCCTCTATCTCTGCTGCGGCTCCTGATTCTGGTCCTTCTTTTAATCATGTATTCTCTTTTGCTGGTCTTGACCTTGCTACTGGAGACCGGGGATTGGGTTCCCACATACGATCTCACGATGAAATTGCGAAACTCCGTTCGCTTTTCGGGTCTGTCATCGTTTCACAAGTTGTCGTCGACCTCGTCCTCTGGAAAGGCGACCATACGGTTTCCATCGCCCTCGCCCCGGACACCGTCGCCAAGCCCACCACCCGTGAGGAAGTTGTCGCCTTCCCCCACGCCCACGTCGTCCGCGCCGATGACACCACCGGCACCAATCATCGATTCACGTTCACTTCTGCAAACGTTCCTGGAATCGAATGGGACCTCGGCGCCGAGGTCGTCCGGAACGGACACCCTGTTCCGGTGGTGATGCAATGGCGTCGTCCTTCTGTCTCGGCCGAGCAAAATTTCCAAATTTGCCAAGGCCGCGTTGAAGTTACGCTTCGATGCTCCGGCGCCTCTTTCGGCGTTGCTCCTTCCGCGACTGGTCGCTTCTGACTACATCCGGGCTCCATACCATCGTCACCATCACTTCTTCCATCTACTCCTCACTCGTCTCTCCGGCCTCTTTCATCGGCCGATGACTCGTTCTTCTCCGAACACC